GTAGCTGATAGAGGCGCTCCTGGAGGAGTACGACCATCGATTAATGGGATAGGCACTGTGTCAAGTTTTGAGTATCTTCGGAATACAATTGTATCCCCATTTTTTTCGGGTAGAACACGTTTCTGAGCAAACTTTGCATAAATTAGCGTTGGATACGCTGTCATCAAAAGTAGCCTGTCATAGTATTCCCGAACGGCTGGAGGAAGCACCGCAGTTGTTGTCATTGTCATAAAAAACTCCTAGTAGTTATCCCAAGTTCCTGCTGACTGTTTGTTCAAATTCAGCGTCTGACATGTCCTTGTATCTTTTAGCTTGCGAAATAGGAGAAGTAGATCCCATGCTTGATAAACTGTTCGCTTTTTGCGAGTTTTCAACTATGCGTTGAGCATCAGCAGATCTCTTACTTTTCTTATTTTCACTCCGATAAACATCGGAATTTTTTGCTAAATAATATGCAAGTTCATAGTCATTTGAATTCTTCAAAGTAGCTCGTAGACTTGGGTTTTGTTTCAATAAATCGGGTAAATATTTTGTGATAACTTCTTGATAGTCGGGATTCTTTTGCGCCATCTTAAGTTCTTCAATCGTCATCTTGAATTGATTAGTCATACCGCCAGTGAATTTTTTAAATTCTCCAACAGTCATGACATCTCCATCTTCAAGCCCTTCAAAAACATCTTTCTTTTGAACGGGTTCAGATTGTCTAACTTGATTTAGCGCTAAATGATCCTTCATCATTCGAAGTTCATCTTCCGTCTGTTGTCTTTTCGCTCTTTCAGATTGCAGTGCAGAAAGTGGGACGTTCTGTTCTTGCTGAACTTCACTTCCTGCTTGCTCTGGTTGAACTTGATTAGTTTCATCAGATGGTGGAACGGCGGCTTCCAAATTTTGATCGCCCGAAACGTTATTTTCTTGATTCATCGCGTATAGCTCCTGTAATCATCGCCCGTTTTGACCCCTAGTGGTTTAGGATGGTTTGGTCATTGTCGGCGGCACTATTTTGTTAAATATGCTCCTGGAATAGAGGTGGTTTCTGTGATTACCTCATTGCAGGGCGTAGCTCCATAAATTTTTAAAGCATCAAAATCAAACGGTATCTGAGGCATGTTTACATCCCATTGGATCGTTCCTCTGTGATTGTTAACTTCGCCACAAATCATCCCCACTTTTGGCAGGGGTTTGGTCTTATATGCTTTTATATGTTTCACTAAAGTGGGATACCCATCGACTGCAATTTTGGACGGTTTTGCGAATACAACTATCCAATAAGGACTATTATCTGCTTTATTAGCATCAATAATTGATTGTATTTCTTTATTATCATCTTCAATAATCGCATCGCGAGTTTCCCCAGTCTCCTGAACCATAATATTTTTCCTTTAAAGACTGTTTGGTAAAGCTTGGGATGGATATCCTTTGCTACCAGCAGAATAATTTTGTATTCTTCCTAGATCGTACTTTTCAGAATTTGCCTTAACTGTTTTAACAGGGCTTGCCTGTGTATTATCCTTAAGACCAAATCCCTTTCCAGATGATTTAGATTTTTTCATTTAACCCTCCGAAGGTTGTTGTCCACTTGGGGCAGCCTGTTGCCCCTCTGTAGTTTGTTGTGCAGGAGATTGAGTTTTTTCTTCCTCTACTTCTCCTTCAATATTCTTTGATTGTATCGATACCTTTTGCCCTATCAGTTCTCTATCTTCTATTTCCTGCCTCTCTAATTCATTAACGAATTGCCAAACCTGCATTATTCGCTCATCATTAAGTTTGGAAATTTCAACCATTGTTTTAGCTTTGTTTAATGCAGCGGAAGCCCTGTTTTCTTCGGACTCCGATATTCTTTCAGTGGCGAGAGCTAAATCACTTTGTGTCCTTCCTCTTCTTTCCATTCCAAGTGCAATCTTCTCAATTGAAGACGCTTTATTTAATTCAAGCTCTGACTGCAAGATTGCTTGTTGTATCTTCTCTTGCTTTTGAGCCTGTTCTTGTTGAGATTTTTGGTTCTGTTCGATTTCTTGATTGAATTCTGACTTTCCTTGTAATGGTGCTGCTTTAGCAAGCATTGCAGGGGTTACTACGCTGCTTTGAGGGCCACCAGTTAATTGATAGAGATCAACAAGCTGCTTGAAATATATTTGTCTCTGATCGTCTGTTAGAACACCTTCTTGAACAGTAACGTCATACTTAAGAGATTCGGGATCGAAAAATTGCGGGCTTACTTTTTGGTTAAGAATTCTTTCTATTTTTTCAGGCTTCCAAGTCTGGATTATTTTCAGGGCTTTCTTAGATATCAATTTCTGTGCGTATCTTAAGTTATCAAATAAATCCTGCAAATTAACAATCGAAGCGCTTTGCCTAATCATCATCATAAGACCCGATTCTTGAGCATTTTCTGTCTGCCCAAATGCTGCATCATTTACGCCCGCTATATTCATTATGTCTTGATCGAATTGCTTTTGAAGCTCGAACATTCCTTGAGGAAGTTGTGCTGGCTGGATCTTTTCAATATCCCCTGGCTCTGCATTTTCTTCTTTCCAAATGACCTTTCCTTGAGAAGTTTGGAAGAGAGATCTTGGGTTAATAACCGATGATTTTTTAGCAATCCACCCCGAATTTATATTGGAATCTGCGATGTCTATAAGTTGGGATCTGCGTCTATTCGCTTCTTTTTGTGGGTCTTTTTGGCATCTAACTAGCGATTGGATCTTTAATGCCCATGAATCTGATTCGGGTTCAAATACGCCTACCATCGGCACAAATGGATACTCGTTTAATCCGTATTGGTTTTTTTCAGTTCTCATTAATTGATCGTTCACGATGATATGGCAATCAATGTATTTCTTCGGGCGTTTTACGATTTCTAGTTGAGGGTATTGGCTGACAAAGAACTTTAAATCTTCATTATTTCCTTCCCATTCTGTGTATTCTCCCGTCTCTTGATCGACTAACATTGGTACATTTTCCCAGCCCTGCTTGTAGTATTCATTGTAAGAAACGAAATCTTCTCCATCGGGTTGTCGTTGATATGGGAGCCAGCTAAATTTATCATCGCGGGATTGTCCTTGCTTGCCTAGCATCTCGATATCTTTTCTTTGACCTGGCAAAAGAGAGGCAGCTTGATTGACTGATAGATATTTTCGCTTTATTACATTTGAACAATCCGAAAAATCTAATTGTGTCCAATATGGATCTGTAATAAAGCCATTGAAAGGATCTCTACCAAATTTTATATCGCCATTTATCGGATCATCTCTATAGTCAACCCAGATATTTAACAGATTAAATCCTGTTTTTAATGCACCGCCAAAAGTTTCGGAAATAAATTTGTATCCATCTCCATAATTCAAAGCATATAGCAGTAATTGGGATCTTTGATCGGCAGATAATTGATCTGAACTTTCTACAGGCGTAACAACGGAACTTAATCGGTGCTTGCGTTGATAACCGCTGACTAGATTTATATTTCTTCGGATATAGTTGAAAACAAGGGCGCTTCTTCCTTCTTCAAATAACTTTTGCTTCTCTTGAGTATCCCATTGATCTCCCAAAAAATAACGTAAATCAGTTGCAGCTAATGGATAGAACGGATTCCAAGCATAGAAATTTTCTAGATATTGCTCATCATATTCTTTAACGATAGTCTCATTGGACATTCTTTTCCTCGCGTGTTAACTCTATCTCTTTCGAGTGTGGTTTAGAGTTTTAAAATAAGAGGATCGGAAGCGCTAGCAGTCTTCCTACAATGTAACGTTTTAGATTACAGAGATTTCCTCAGTCTTTATCATATAATTGTAGTCTTTCATTTCCTGTGATAGGGGATAGATCTAGATCGTAATCAAATTGTGATTCAATAAAATCTTCGGCTTTTTCTTCAATAACATTATCGGGGTATTTTGTTTGCCATTCATATAGTACGGTACAACTCTGAAATATAATGAAAATTGAAATTATAGACTTTACCATAGACTCTCTCATTAGCTATATTATAACTTAAATTTTAATTGTTTTCAATATTCATTAAAATTTCGAATGCTGTCTTAACCTGCAATGGAACTACGGAATTGCCAAGGGCTTTAATTCTGCTTGTTCTATTTTTTGTTTCAGTGGTAGTTTTTGCAACAGTGTCCAATGTAATGGATACATCATCAGCAATTCCACAAACTGGGGACTTAAGCTTCCCCCAGCATGAGTCGCTAATGTAGGGGTATTTCGGTTGTATTCGCTCGGACTCGCATTGTCCTTCCAGTCTCTCGCCGCTGGAGTCGGTAGCATCTTTACAGCTGATTCCAGACTTGGTGTGTGTCGCCTCCTTTTCGATGGACAATCTGGTGTTCCTCTTGCCGTGGGAGTGGGCCAACATTCTGGATGTATCTGCTCTCTTAGATTCGCTGGTTTCGTTCTTCCTTTCCTTGTTGTTGCAAATTGCCTGTCTAATGCTTCCTTGCTCCTTAGGGGCATCCAATCCATTGTGTTTGGAGTAGCCCAATAAGAACCACCGTTCCCTTTTATGCCTCGCTCCCACATCTGCAGCGGATAACATACACCATCTACAATCATACCCTCTTTCGGCCAACTCTTTGCAAACTCGTTCTGCTCCTTTAGTCCTAATGTTTGGGACATTTTCAAGGAATATGAAGGGAGTTTTGATTTCATCGATAATTCGTAATATTTCGAAAAAAAGACCGCTTCGCTCTCCTTCCAAGCCTTCTTGGCGTCCTGCAATTGAAATATTTTGACAGGGAAACCCTCCGTAGATGATGTCGATTGGGTAATATATGAGTCCTGAATCATATAATACATCTCTTGATAATGTTCGTATGTCGTCCCAAATTGGTGCTTTGGGCAAATTCCCTTCTTGCATTCTCTGCAAGAGGACACTTTGACAGTAGGGTTCAATTTCGCAGTAGGCAATAGGGTTGACCCATTCTTGGATGGCAAGATCGATTCCGCCAATGCCTGAGAACAGCGAGAGTCCGTTAAGTAAAGCCACATTTATCCTCCGTATCTTTTACTGTACATTCGCTCCATCTCTTCGGCGTCTCTTTCTGTGAATTCTGGCTTAAGGTTTTTTGTAAAGAAGTGAGTAAATAATGCGTAACGTATTGAGTCTAAACAATGATCAAATTTCTTGATCGGCTTGTCTTCCCCTCTTTCAGAAGCTTTTGAATCCCATAAATAATTGGAGAATTCTTTAATCGTTTCTACACAATTTGAACAGACCTTGAACGTTCCGTTTGTTAATAGCTGCCCAACAAAGCGAATGCCTGGCACTACATCGTTAACGGCATCGGTTACATTGTAGATTCCATTTCTAGTAAACTCTTGCTTTAAAGACGCTGCACTTGGATCAATGTAAATCCGCTTTACATTGTAGCCCCGTATAAATTCCGTTAAGTCTTTTGAATAATCATAGTCAGATTTTTGGCGGAGTTCTTTTTTTGAATCATAATAATATTCTTTTTCAAGCCACATATTTGGGTAGCTGCCTGCATTATATCCGATAAGCGTAAAAACACAGGGATTTGTAGTTCCGTAATCTATCCCTACAATATAATAGGTCGCTTCGGCTACAGGCATTGGGATTATATGATGTTCTTCATCGAAAAAATCATAAACTGCACCGTCAGCAACTACCCACTCGCCCAATATATATCTTTTGTACCAAAGACCTTGATATTCTGCGGAAAGATCAGAGATATATTTTTCTGTTAGCGTTGGATTGTCTCTAATCGTGTAAGAAAATACCTTGAGATCTAACTCATGTTCTCTGTTAATAAAATCAGTCTTAAACCAATGATAAGGGCTATCGGGGTTGGTTGAACAGAATAATTTAGCGTCAGGAATTGATAGCCTAGATAAAAGCATCTTAAAGAAATTCTCGGGAACAAGAGAAACTTCATCAATTAAAGCGCCTGCAAATTCAGACCCTCTAATTTTGGTTTCTGCCCTGTCATCGTTCGCCCCAACGACATACATCAATCGATTGTATAAGTTTATCTCTCCTTTACCGCTATAATATTGCAGCGCATTCCCT